AAATCTGCCATAATTATTCCTTAATCAAAAATACTATGTGTGTAAGCAGCATTATTACTGCTATTATTAATAGTGCTATTTTGACCTAATAATTGATTCATATAACCATAATTACCTAAACTACTTAATCCGCCACCAATAGCATTAGCTGTTCCAACAGTTCCTGCGGCTTGAGCATTTGCAGCACCTACACCAAGCGAACTAATAGAATTAGCAGTATTAGAAGCTAATTGTCCTGTAGATTGTTGAGCAGATTCTCCCAATCCTGCAATAGAAGCTAATGTGTTATAAATATTGCCACGTTGTGTTTGATAATTAGAAAATGCGTTTTGATAAGCGTTACCTGCAAAGTTTTGAGTATAATTTTGCATAGCTTGTAAAGTATTACCACCAATTAAACCGCCTGTTGCATTTTGTTGATTAGCTAATGCTTGTTGACCTTGTTGTAATTGAAATGCGTAATTAGGCGCTAAATTAGCGTTTAAGTCTTGATTATTAAATTGATTGGTTAAATAACCTGAACCTGTGGCCATTCCAATTGGATTACCTTGCGCATCATATTGTTGATATTGACCTGAACCCAATGAACCAATAGTATTTAAAGTATTATATCCAGCCGCTCTATATGGTGCTTGTTGAGCATTTTGCGTGTTGAACATTGCAAGCTGTTGAGCTTGTCCTGCTTGCGCTGCTTGGGCTTGCGTATCGGCTGCACTATTAGCGCCTACTGCTCCAATGACTGCTGATCCAACTATGGCGGTTGCTATTGCTGACATAATACATTTCCTCTAAAATTAATACCTGATAAAGACAAAGCTTGTCGGTAATCTATGGTTATTTCTTCACCTAAACTACCACCTTTACACCCATCAATATCTCTAATTGCTACTAAATCTATATCGCCATTTGGCAATAATACCATTTTGGCATTTGGAAACACAGAGTGATTAGTAAATCTACCTGCTTGTGTTCTTTTGCCTTGAATTCTAGCTTGGCATATCACATCACCTTTTTTTATAGGTGACGTTAAAAATAAACCTTTTCCTTCAATTGCTGAATCTGCAACACGAACTATATTGCTAAATACTGAAATTTGATCTTCTTCATTTTCAGACTGCTCTTTAGCTATTTCATGTGAAATTCCACATTCTTTTAAAAGCTTTTGATAGTCATTTCTATCAGCTTCTTTTGCTACTTTTTCTATAGAAAGCTTAACATTATGGTCGTTTTGCCAATTTTCGCTTTTTTCTACAAAAAATTCTTCAACTTCATTAGAATCTTTTAAATCGGTAGCATATATGTTTTGCCATACCATATCTTCTAAAACATAGCCTATTTTTCTGCCAGGCTCACCTTCAAATATAAAAGGTGCTTCTAATATCTTTGTGCTACCATCCTCGTTTAACATCATAACTTTGCCTTTAAGCAATACGTTCATGTGTTTAAACTTTTGTTTATGACCAACAGCCATTGTGCCTTTTGGCATAAATACTTCTCTAATACATAGATTAGGCCCAAAATGATGCACTAAAGGGCAATCTACTTGTGGCAACTGTAACATTGCCTTTTCTGCTTCTTCTACATTAGTAAATACTTTTAATGCTGTATTACCAATTTGAACAAGATCATTCATTGGTTATAGTAAGGCACCTTATATGGTTTGCCATTTACTGTTATATTAATAAATCCTACAGGTTTTGCAGGTAAAGTTGCTGTTCCAGTAGTTGCTGTGGTTGAACTACTAAAATTAAGCAAATTTAAAAAAAATTGTTGCCAAGCACGAGTTGGTCTTTTTGATGCAGTATCTAAAAATTCAGTTTGTGGGTATGGATTGGTTTGACTTGTCCCGTAAATACCATTTCCTGTAGCCATTAGTTTTCACCTTCTGAAGCTTTTAGATTAGCTGATATTATAACTGCATTTATAGGGTCTGTAACTACAACCTCAAAAACTCTATCTCTTGACCAACCTAATCTGCGCCAAATAGCACGATTTTTATATAAACCGACTGCGCCAATAGAAGTCCAATGTTCATTAGACCATGTAGAGCCACCATCATTTGACCAACGAAGCATGGCTTGTGGATTAGCGCCTACAACTTCATTGTTTAATGGTTGAGTAATGCCTGTTAAACCTACGCCTGGTTGGAATTGAATTTGGAATTCTTCCAAGTATTGACGTTGTAAATCAGTAACTAAATGAGGCGCTCTGCGTAATCTACGAATTTCTTGACCATTATCGGTAAAGTTATTAGGGTCTAATAAATAGATAATTCCATTTTGATAATCACCTACATAAACTAAACCTTGAAACACAGCAGAACAATTACCACGATGTCTATGATAAGTATTAGTGGTGTCTATAGATAGCCATTTGTGCCACATTTGAGTAGATATATCAAATACCCATGTTAAATCTAATGTAGGGAAAGTAATAACATAACATTCATGGCCTTCTTGTTGATAAGTCCATGCAATAGCGTCATTAACATAACCACCTAATAATGATTGTTCTACAGCATGAGTAGATATGCGTGTAGGAATATAGCCATTCATCATTACAATTTCTGCTTGACCACGATTGTTGCGTGATACATAGGCAAATGAATTACCTAAACGAGCTACAGAAAATTTAGCCGCAATACCTGTTTGTGTTGATGTGCCAGGAATACGTTGGAATGGGAAAGGGAAAGAACCTACATCTACCCATACTTCAGATGAAGCTTCACCAAGTAAATAAACTTCTCTATGATCTACAATTAAAGATACAAGGTTATCAGGTGCGCCATCTTTAGATGAAAAGCTTAAAGCATTGGTAATAGGGCTTAAAGGATTAGAAGCTGCCCATTGTTGTGAATTAGGTTGATTATAAACAAAGTAATTATCTACAATATCAAGAGTATCGCCACCATTAAATGCACCATCTGAAAGCGGTAAAATAGTAAAATTTAACGCATACATAGTTTCAGAACTAACTGTTTGTGATGCGCTAATAGGATATGTTCCTGTGCCACCACTACCTGTTCCAAATGTTAATGTTAAGGTTAATCCTGTGCCTGATCCGCTTGTTGATGTAGATACATTATTAGTAGGTTGAGATGTATAGTTACCTGCATTTATTTGAGTTAATCCTGTAACTGCACCACTTCCTCCGATAGATGAAACAGTATAAATGGCAGGAGTTGTTCCATAAACACCACCTAAAACAGTTACTGTATCATTGACTGCATAACCTGTTCCAGCAGTTGCGATAGATTGGCTTAATACAGTAATACTGCCTAAAGCAGTAATAATAGTTGATGTTGTAACAGATGCGCCTTGAATAGTTTGACCTGGATATAATGTGCCTGAACTAGCTGTTACAGTCATTGTATTACCTGACATTGAAGCAGTTAATACAGAGGCTACTGCAGCAGAATTCATAATAGTTGAAGCCGCAGTTTGTGTTTGATTAACAGAGTAAGTTCCAACGCCACCTGTTGTGCCTGTTAATTGACTTGTAATTACAGTTTCAGGTAATACATTTGCACCAAATAAAGCTTGACTTGATCCAATTGTGCCTGAAGTAATATTAGTAACAGTTAATGTAGTTCCTGCAATAGAGCCTGTAAATAATGCAGCAGAAGGATTAGAAATGCGCCATGTATATCTATAAGAGCCATCAACTATATATACATTTACACCATTATCGGTAATACCTACATGACCTACTGAAGTGTTTAATTGACCTACCATAGTAGGAACTAAAGTAGAAGTTAAAATATATACATAAGGGCCAACAACAGCGACCATATATTGACCGCCTGATAAAGTTCGCATACCACGAACTTCTTGTTTGTTTTGAAATACGATTGCAGATGTAAGACCAGGTGTAGGATATAAAGCTACAACGCCTCTTTTTCCTTCACCTTTTAATGGATCAATTTCAGGGCGAAAATTAATACATTCTTGTGCGTCTTGATAAATAGAAGGCGCTACATAACTTGGGCCTACAAATCCAAAATCAGCCATTATCTAAAGAACCCACCTGTGAGAATCCAACCAGCGTCTTTTTGTCTGCTTGATAATAGTGCATCATTAAATCTTGCAGATTGCACAGGCTTCATATTGGTGCGTTTTACTGTGGCTTTAGCTTGACCTGCAAACGCTGTAATCATAGCAATTTGAGTAGCTGAAGCTTTACCAAACATAGGCATTAATCTTTCAGCTAAACACCAACGTAATGCCATTGTATAGCCTTGTGGAAGGTTAATTGTGTCATTAATGGTTACAAATCTACTAAATATAGTATTTACAAATAAGTGCATTTCACCTTGAGCAGGATTAGGCCATACAAATAAGTTTCCTAAAGTTTCAGCAGGTTGGTAATAAAGTGCTTTAGGCCATGGGCCATTTAATGTTTTAAGACCAATCATTTCATAATCTTCAACATTTAATACAGCTACTGGATAATCTAATCCTCCATTAACAATAGGAGTGCCGTTAGAGTTAGTGTTAATACGAACAAATGCAGAATCAATGTTAAGTGGTCTTTGGTAATATAGGTTAATAGCGGTAGAAGCAACAGTTTGACTAATATTAACTTGATAAGTGCCGAGTTCATTAACATTGCCTCCTGCTCCTGTGAGCATTTGTTGTATTTTTGTGCCATCAGTAATACCTGCGCCACTTAATGTTTGACCAACTGCAATAGCACCTGATGTAATACCTGTAACAGTTAAAATATTGCCTGTAATAGAACCTGTAATAGATGCGCCAATTTGTCCGCCTGGGCCAATAGTGTATTGTGTTTGACCTGGCGTAATAGGAAAGACTATTTCTGTTTTATAGAAAATCATCATATCTTCATTTGACCATTGGTCTAAAAGTTCATTTAATGTGTAAAACGCATCTTGCGTTTCTTCAGGGGTAGGAGTTTCACCTGAAGCTAAAGCGCCTATGTCTTTAAGTGCGTTTGATATGATGTCTATAGGGGTTGTCATAATAATTCCTAGATATTAGGTTTAAATGTGTTAGCGAGCCAAGGAAAACCTATTGTTTTTTCTTTTTTAAGCTCTAATAATTGTTCGTCTAAACGAGATTTTATAATAGAAACCTCATCAATAGTTGTTTCGTCATTAATCCAATCTAGAATTGTTTTTTCTCTGACTTCTGCATAAGGCACTTTAATTTCATTACCTTTAAAATAATGATTGCCTTCTGTTTCTACAGTATTCTCACCGTCAGTAGCGCTTACATGATAATAAGCGTGAGTAATTAAATCATTTTCTGCTGTAATTTCTACAAGTTTCCATGTGTATTGATTAGCCATTTGACACCTCTGTTTGTGCTGATTGTGCAGTTTCTAAAGCTATTTGTTTAGGTGCGTTAGGGTCAGGTGACCATGTAACATTAACTGCACTTGCTACTCCATCTACATCTGTAGCTGCATTGATAGCAGTTGTAGCTGCCAATGCTTCTGCACGAATAGAAGCACGCCATGCTTTCCATGTAGCATCCATAGGTGTTCCTGTTTCTGAAGCCATAACTGCCATCCAGTCACTAGGTAAAAGGATAGAGTAAGCAGTAGCGTTTACTTGTGATACTGCATTAGCTTTAACTTGAGCTAAATCTTTAGGTGTATTGGTATAAGTTAATGTAGCTTTATCTAATGTTGATGATACCCAGTAGTAAATATCAGATTTAGGTGAGTTAGTAGCTATTACTTCTTCTAAACCAATTTCTGACTTTTCTTCTGGTGTAGAAAGGTTTAACCAGTTTGATGGATATTGCACATCATTTATGGTAAAGGCTTGCCCTTCTTGTATATATTGTCCGTCTGTTGATGAATAAAACATTTGTTACTCCTTGTTAAATTATTACCTAGCCAAGCTATTGCGAAAAGGTGACTCTGCAAATGCGGCAAATATATATGTATATCCAGATTGATTACTACTTGCTGTTCCTGTATTTGTATTTCTAAATTTAAATCCATTAGAAAGAAAATCTAAATCTGCCGCTGAACCTGTATATTCTGCATAATTTTCATTAGGATATAAAAATGAATTAG